AGCATCACCTGATACTCCAAACGTTTGTCCTACAAATAATGTACCATCTACTTGAACAGCACTTGTAGCTATCTTAACTGCTGTATTAGTTCCATCTCCTGTTTGTATATTTGTTAAGGTTCCTGATATACCTGTATTACCAGAGGTACTAACTTGTAATAATTTTTTATATGTAGAATTAATTAAATTATTAGTTAAATCACTCATACTGTACCCCACTTTCTAGTATTAGGTGTTGGAACATCATTCCATGTAATATTAGCATCTTCCCATTTAATGTTTCTACCAAAAATATCTGGTCTTGCATTTGGAACTATTGTATCATCTCTTACATCAGCAGATTTATTTTGTGGATGATTTTTTAAATCATAATTACCTTCAAAACATTGAGGACATATTAACATCTCATAACTGTTTAGTTTCATTACTCTCATATCATAAACAAATGAACATGAGTCACACATTGCTTTTGCTTTTGTACTTCTTCTAGACATTAAATATATCCTAGTTTAGGTTTAAAATAAATACTTGCTCTTTCTTTATCTTCTTCCATAGCTCTTTTTAATGTTTCTTCATAACTTGTTTTTAACATACTAATTCTATCCATAGGTATACCTGCTCTTTTTTGTGAAAGATAATAAGCTAATCCATATGTTAAACAAGGTAAAAATCTTTTTGGTATATCTGCATTTTGTTCTGCAGATTTATTTACATCTTCTAATTGTCTTATTGCTTCTATTGTTAATATCTCTGAACTATTATTAGGTATAGGATATAAAAATATTGTAGGTTTATCTACATTTCTTTTTATAGCATATTGTGTTGGTCTACCTGTTTGTGACTTATTAGGTAATACATTATATTCTTCAAATGATATTCTTGTTAGTTGTGTTTCTGTAGCTGATACACTTGCTTTAACTGTTATAATTAATGCATCATTTACTGAGTTTTCTAAATCATAAGATGTAACACTTGTTGCTACTGTAACTGCTGTAGTAAAAGTTGTCCATAATAATACACCTCTATTTTGCCAATCATTTAATAATAAATTTATAGACCTTCTTGCTGATTGAGGTGTATGACCAAGAGTTTGTTCACCACCTATCATTTCTGTAGCTTCTTGAATTACTTCATCTATATCTAGATTAAAATTATAAGTTCCTGAACTAGCCATATTTTTTATGCTTTTCCTTTAATTGTTTTTTAGCAGCTTTTGCTAATCTTGATTGTTCTGGTTTACCACCAAACTTTGCTCTTTGTTCTAATACAGTTAATATTTGTATCTTTCTAGCATATGGTTTATTTATTCTTTTAACTTTAGTTATTGTTTTCTTTGCATCTGCTACAGTAGCATACTTAATTCTAACTGTATCTTTAGGATTCTCGTCTGTATATAATCTACGACCAGAACCTTTAGGTTTTTTTCCTGTTCCTACTTTTGGGTCTTTTCTTTTTTTCATTATTTTTCACATAGTTTGCAACTATCTTAGCTTGATTTGCATGAAGCTTAGAAGCTTTTTTTAATTGTTTAGTTACTTTTTTTAATCTTCTTACCATTTTTTATTTATCCATTTATATACTGCATAAACACCTAAACCAAGTATAATATAAAGTATTCCATCAAACCAGGATATATTATGTATTGTATTAATTAATTCAGGTGTTATATTCATTTCTTTTTCTTTCTTTTAAATGTTCTTACATTTGTTGGTTTACCACCTACACCTTGAGCTTTCATTCTTTTTCTTTTTACTGCACTTGTTATTTGAGATTTACTCATTCTATTAGCAGTTGCTCTTGGTACACATTTAGGATATTTTCTTTTACTACCCTTAGTAGACTTTCTACCACAAGATTGAAACTTACCTTTTTTCTTAGGTGCTCCTATATCTACCCAATCTCCTTTAGGTCCTTTACCAAACCATGCTGTAAGTCCACCTTTAGGTTTAGCCATAGTTAACTCCTATACCTACCACCACGTTTCTTATAAGTACGTACTAACCAAGCATTAGCATAAGCACTTGGATAAACATCAAACTTTCTTTTAGCTTCTGCTTTTACTCTAGAATATAAAGCAGGATTAGTAGGTTTAGCACCACTTTTTTTCTTTGTGGTTTTTTTTCTTTTAATAGCCACTACTTACCTCTTCTAGCATTTCTACGTGCAGTCATACCTGCCATTAAAGCACCACCTTTAGACATATACTTAGTCTTTTTCATAGCTCCACCTTTAGACATATACTTAGTTTTTTTAGCCATGCCACCACCCATTCTTTTTAGTGCACCACCTTTAGCAGCATATTTAGTAGCTTTACCACCACCTTTTCTTTTTACTACACCACCTTTTTTCATGTATTTAGTTTTTTTCATTTTTTCCTCTTGCATAAAGATTATTAAAAGTAACATCAGGGTCTGTATAACTGTCATGAATGTCTGCTGAATGAATATTCTTACTTGATGCAAAGTCTGGAGCACCTTCACCAGTTACCCAAAGAGCAGGATTAGTTACCCTAACTCTATTATTAGGTAGTGCCACGATATTACCTGTCCATTTATCTGCATCTATAAGTTGCAGTACGTGACTTTGTTTATGTTGTGCAGGGTCATCACTAATGTAACTATCTGTATAATCAACTGTAAACATATATCTTCCTTTATAAAACTCACCACCTATTTTACACATCCAAGGACTTGAGCTTATTCTATCCATTACTATTATGGAATGTCCTCTTGAGGAGCAATCCCAAGGTTGTGCTAAATGTGTGTCCATTCTTTCTGGCATCTCTTCTAAAACTTCGTCTGCTACTAAACTTGTTATTGGCATTCTTGCCCACATTGCACCTCCATGTATATTTTCTTCTTCATCTATTCCAGTAAAAACTACTTGAAAACTTAAACATCTATCTGGTATTGTATTGACTGCTATCGCTAGTCCATGTAAATATTCACCATGATAATCTAAATGATTGTTTGTAAATTCTTTTCTTACCCAACATTTAAAATGGGGAATATTACTTATTAAATATGACAGTTAGCACCTCCATCTACGTCTTGCTTGTCTTAATCTTGAGTTAGGATTCTTAGCTGCTTTAGGAAACTTTTTCATTTGTCCTGCAGACCTAGCACAAAAACTCTTTCTTCTTGCTGCTCTTTTACCTGTTGGTTTCTTTTCAGTAACAGCAGTTTGTAATTTACTTCCAGGATTTTGTCTTCTATATTTAGCTACACCTTTAGCTGTTAATCCTGCACCTGACTTGGTAGGTCTTTTATCACCTTTACCAATAGTCATGCCTTTCATGCCTTTACCTTTTATTTTTTTTCTAGGCATTATTTTTTTCTTGTAACTCCAAAACCTCTAAGTGCTACTCCACCACCTGCTCTTCTTTGAACTTTACCACCCATTTTTTTAAAACCCATTTTATTTCTAACAGGTGTTGGTAAATTTGGTAACCCTTTATTTCCTGCAGGTATAGATTTTAATGCACCACCTGCTTTTTTAATTTGAAAACCTAAAGCTTCTAACTCTTTATCACTTAAATCTATTCCACCTTTTCTACTACCAGTATAACCTAATTCTCTCATAGTTTCTGATACAGGATAACCTGTCTTACCTATATCTTTACTTTCACCTTTTTTAGTTACACCTTGTAGTCCTTGCATAACTCTTCTTCTAAAAGATGCTTTAGATTGTTCTTTTCTTTTAAGAGGAATTGTTTGAGACTTTGAAGTTCTATCTTTAGTAGAAGGTAATTTTGTACCTGTATCTTTAGCTGTCTCTTTCATAGATTGTGTTTTTAATTTATTAATTAAAGCTTTTCTTTTTTTAAAAGCTGCATCACTTTCACCAGGAAGTTTTTTAATTTTACTAGGGTCTTGTTTCTTAGTAATTTTTTTAACTACTTCTTTTTTAGTTTTAGGTCTACCTCTTTTAGATTTACGACCACGTTTTATTACAGCTTTTAATATTTCTTTTTTAGCCATTAGTTATTCTCCTTGAGTTTTATATTCTCTAGGCTCTTCTTTAACTTGAGCTTCGATTGGTCCTCGTACTCCAGGTCCTTTTCTTGCTGCACCATAACCTTGTCCAGTAGGTTTACCACTCGTATCATGACCAGTAGAATTATTAATAGTTCTTGCATTAGCTCCTACTATTAGAGTTTTAGTTTTAATTTGCATTATTTACTCCCTTTCATTTTAAATCCTCTAAGTGCTGCACCAACTCCTTTAGGTTTAATTGGTCCACCATTTTTACGTTTAATTAATCCACCTTTTTTAAACATAACACTTTTAGTTCCTGCAGGTAAATTTAGTTTATCTCTAATATCTCTTAAATTTTTTAAATTTTTACTTAGTTCTTCTTCTTTATCTTCTATTGCTTTAAAAGCTTTACTTACAGTATTTTGATTTACAGGAACTTTTGTTATTTTTCTTCCTGTTGCTTTTTTAATAAATCTTCCTACATTATCTCTTAAAAAATTTATATTTTTAGATTCAGATTTTTTTACAAATGTGCCTTTTTTTGTTACTTTAGTTTGTTTATCTGCTAAACCATCATTAAACATTTTTATTGTAACTTTACCTGATTTTTTTAAATCATCTAATTTTTTTAATTTAGATAAAATACTATCTATATTTCCAGAATACTCTTCTCCTTTTTTTATTTTATTAGACATAGGAGAATCTATATTAACTTTTTTTGGTATTTTAGATTCTATTTTAGATACTTTTTTTGAAGCTTTACTTTCTTCTTTTTTTGCTTCTATTTTTCTTTTATCTTTAATTAAATTACTAGGTCTACCTGGTTTTGAATAAGGAGCATTTTTAACTTTAGCAGATTTCTTTGCACCTTTTTCTATTATTTCTCTTGCTCCTTTTGATAAAATACCCATTATTTTTTTCCCTTTTTATTTTTTTTAGTTTTCTTTTTCTTTTTATTATTAACTTTTATTATTTGTTGTGCTGCATTTACTCTACTAATAGTCATTATTGTGCTCCTTGTAATACTGGATTAGGACCACCTGAAGGATTGTTAGCTGACTGCATATCATCTTGTCTTGTTCTTCTAGACTGATTACGTAAGGCATCTATTGAATTTTTATATTTACCTTCCCAGTTTGCTAGTGTTTGAAAATCTTTTATAAAATATGTAGCTTCTACCATA